TGAATCAAATAACGTCTCACGTTTGTATTCATCAAACAAACTAGGAAACTTGTCTTTCATAAATCCATAAAATGATTTTGAATATCCACATTTGTGACAATAGACAGACAATTTACCTTTACGGACCAATAAATAGAACCGCTTTTTCTTTGGATCTCTTGTTGAATCTCCACAGATAGGACAACGACAATTATAAACAGAATCACTATTTTTACTAAACCTATCCAAACTGTAAGAAATTCTGTTCATCCACGTCAAATCAACGTGTAATTTTGGTTGAATCATAACTCACAACCTCTATAAATAAATGTAGAAGATTTTAACATATTTGGACTAGGATTCAACACGATGGACATAACATTTATCGAACTATTAGTGGGACTATTCGCTATCTGTACTGCTTTGGTTGGTTCGACCATTTGGTTTTTAAAATGGTATAGTGGCAAAGTTGCAACAGATAATGAAAAAATCATCTTTGAAATTAAAAATAATAATATGCTCACGTTTACCTCACTGAAAGATGATTTAAAAGAGTTCAGAAGTCATTTTAATACTCGGATAGGTGATGTATATAGTGCAGTGGACTCCAAGAACAGAGAATTGAAAGATTTTGTTTCCAAAGAGTTAGATTATATCCGTAGTCATGTTGATACCATCGAAGGTAAAATTACTCAGACTAGAGATCACACTCACGAACTCGAAAAAGAAATCTTGCGTGTTCAATCAACAATTGGTAAAGATTACATAACGAAGGATGACCTTCGGGATTATTTAAAATCCCGAAGAGAATCAGATGTCAAGTAAATCTGTACTGTATAGTTGTTCAATACTGGTGGAGATTAAGGTCTCCACTTGTTTTTCTAATTTTTGAATTTGTTCTAATAACTCATCCATCTTTTGTTTTGTTAGTGACCTGATTGGCAATGCCATTAACCTGTCAATATAACTGACATCAACAATACCATCCAGTGCCTTTGTAATTTCATCTTCTGACATTAAATGTGGATTCTTGAGTTTGTTATTCCACTGATTAATAAACTCAGCTTTGTTCTGTAGCCATCTAATATCAATACCATACAATTCTAAGAGTTTATCTTTGCGAACTTGATACTTAGTTAACCGAAACGAAATAAATTCTTGTAGGGCTTCATAGACAGAATCATATCTTTGTAAGAGACCTTTTGAATTCCATAACGTGACATTCTCACCAACTTTTGTTTGCAGTTTGAAAACGTTAATTAACTCAGATTCAGATTTACGGCCAACTTCACGAGGTACAGTAATAACAAAATCAAATGATTCTTCATTAGAGTTGTTATCAAAATCTTTGACAATACCTTTATCCATTAAACCAATTAGGATATCTTTGTACTTGTTAACTCCGTATGTGACAGGAAGTTCGGTAACACGGATTGTTGTGGTATTAACTTTTTCCAGTTTACCAGTTAAAATCCATTGACTGTCGGATTCTCCTTTGGCGACTGTACCTTTCCAACCATTAAAACTTGGTAACATAGCTTGGTCGATGGTTTTCTGATGTGGAGTAGTTCCACTAATAATACTATTGATTAATTTAACAACAGTTTTGTAGTCACGTGGAAGAATTGTTACACTATGTCCTGTACCAATACCAACAGCGCCATTCACCAACCAAAGTGGAATAATAGGAAAATATGAGATTGGTTCAAGATTGATACCTTCTTCCATTCTTGATTCTAAAATCAAATCATCATCAATTTTAAGAATCTTGCGCATAAATTTGCTATGCTTGGTGAATATGTAACGAGTAGATGCAGAAGCAGAATTTAAAATGGAACCGAACTGACCAATAGGTTCCAATAGATTAACATTATTAGAACCTGGGAAATTCTGAGCCAGACCAACAATAGTGCTACCTAGCGATGCTTCACCATGAGCATAATGAGTTATTTGAGCTACATATGAACCAGCCTGTGATACTTTGATTTCACTGGTACCATGTTGCAACATACCATAGATAACTTTTCTCTGAGAATCTTTGAACCCATCCACTAAGGATGGGATTGATCGGACGTTATCCAGATTTGAAAACACTTTCAAATCGTTGTTGATGAAATCTCGTAAAGCATAATTCTGCATTACTCAGCTCCTGGTGCATTTAAGTCTGGTAGTTTAATAATGACTACGGGACTATTGGGATTTCTGTAAAAAGCATGGACCAAGAAGCCTTCTTTTTGTAATTCTGATACAACTAGAGTCCTTAATTTAGGACTAATGCGACTCAAATCAGCGGAAATCTGTGTTGTTTTTGAAGTGATAAAATCATCACATATCTGAGATAACACTTCCTGTACAGCTTTTGAATAATCAGATTTTTTTGATTCTTCAATCTGTTTTGCAATATCGTGAGCAATTCCCATATCAATTCTCCTAATTTAATTTAATAACCAGTCTTTGCGAGCATCTGCTTTGGATTTATCGAATGCTATATCTAATGCTTCAAAGTCTGCTTTATCCGTAGCAGTTATTTTAACAGAATATTTTGAATCTACAAGGAACCTTTTAAAATCTTTGGTTGCATAACTACCAAGACCTTTAAAATATTTGTGACTATGTTTCCCAGCAGTTTCACTCCATACAGTATATTCAGATGTTCCGAAAAATTCTACAGTATTTTTACCTTGTTGGGCTATAATTAACGGCGGGTTCAATTTACAAATAACACCCATTGTGATTAATTCTGGCCAAAACTCATTAATCATATTAATGATAAGACCGAATATGTGTTGACCATCAGGGTCTGCATCTGTAGCAACTAGAATTTTACCGAACCGAAGTTCATCTACAGAATTAACTTTTGTACCAACTTTCAATCCCATAATTGCCATGATGTTTTGGAATTCTTCATTGTTGGCCAATTTCTTCACTTCAATATCACGGACGTTAATGAACTTGCCTCTCAGAGGAAATACGCCCATTGTCTGAGGATCACGTGCAGATAGAATTGTTGTGGCAGCACTATCACCCTCTGTTAAAATCAGTGAACACAATGACCTATCTTTACTTGTAGCATCATCAAATTTGGTGATTCGTTTCAGAAAGTTATTATTCTGAGTTTGTTTGTTCAATTTGCGCAGTTCTGCCAATTCATCTTTTCGTTTTTCTGCGGCTACCCAGTCCAATACTTTTTCTACAACTGGTGAATCAAATAACCTTTTGATGAATTTATCAGAAGGTGTGTATGATGTACCGAAATCTCTGACTTCGGAACACATAAATTCTTTGGTTTGTGAATTGAAGTTAGGAGCATTAATCCTACATTTCATAATCACCATCATCTGTTGTCGAATCACGTTTGGTTTTACTTCTATTTTATGCTTCTTTTTAATTAATTCACGGAGTTTGTAAATAATCTGATTTGAAACATAATCAACGTGTGTACCACCATTATAGGTATCAATGCCGTTAACAAAAGACACATGTCTAAACTGACCATCTTCAACAGCAGTTAATGCTACTGAGTAATCGTCTGTTTCTTCAATAACATATTCAGATGTAAATAGTTCTACATAGTCCTTAAATGACTTAATATTGATCCGTTTTCCATATAGGTGAACATTGATACCTGGGTTACAACCAGCTACATCATAAACACGACGTTCAATCTTTGCAATATTATCAGAGTCCAATTCACAATCTAATCGCTTATAATCTGGTGTAAAAGTGATTGTTGTACCATTATCTTTGGAAGGTTGTATAACAGATTTACCTCGGTCCTGTGTGTTATTCCTAAATGTTTGAACAAATCTGTTTTTACCATCGCAAGTATCAACTTTAAACTCTGTTGAATAAATACTGGTCAATTTTGCACCAAGGCCATTCAGACCAGCTGTAATCCGTTCTTCGTCATTAAAATTTGAACCTGTACGGAGTTCACCAAAAATCATTTCTGGAATATATGTACCATATTCAGGATGTTTTGCTACAGGAATACCACCATCGTCACGGATCTGAATTTCACCGGTCATAGGGAAAATATCAACCCAGATGTTTTTAACTGAACCCTTTCTGATGTGTTCATCTACAGAATTTGAAATAATTTCATCAAATAGTTTTAATAGACCTGGATTATATGTGACTTCAGATTCTGTCATGTTATCATCAGACAAAAGCCAAGTTTTTGTATTTGTATTTGATACGTTACCGATATAGATACCAGGTCTTGCGAGGATATGTTCAACCTCTGATAATTTTTTAAATTTACTTAATTCTGTAGTCATTAATAAAACCCATTTGTTTTTAATTTGTCAGGAATCCTAATTTATATATGAATTTCTGTCAACACAAGTCACGGAAAATTTCCAATCTGTCTCTTTCTGCTTGAGGTAGATGTAATGTTTCTTCGTGTTTTTCTAGTGCATAAATTGCAATAGCTCTTGTTTTATAACGGCCATGTTCCAAACCTGCTTCATCGAAAGCGACAAATTCTTGAGTCTCTACATCAAATAAAATATGATTATCTGTCCAATGTCCAGATTCTGGTAATTTTTTTAATTCTGTCATTTGAATTCTCTTCCTTTAAAAATTTTTAATAATAAGTTCAGTTGTTTTGTGTAAACTTTTATACCTAGAAGAGTTACTATAAGTTCCGGTTATCTCTATTTGTTCATATTTTCTATTATTTAACCAATCTAGTAGTATGTTATTTGTTTTTCCTCTATTATGTATAGTATTAGTTAACATAAATTTAATACCTCTTTCATTTAAAGAGTCTATTATTGTTAATAATTGATATTCTGAAGATTCGTTCCAAATACTGTTATATGTCGCTGTAGTGTTCAAATATGGAGGGTCAAAGAATACAAAATCATCTTCGTCTACATCATTAATTATGTTTTTATAGTGGTTTTTGTATAATAAAAATTCACCAAACTTAATATCTTTTAATGACTCTACCCTTGTTATATCTAAAAAATTCCTTTCTCCATAGGGCATGTTGAACTCCCCATGTTTGTTGAATCTTAGGTCGTTCGAAAAAGATTTACTGATCAAAACATAAAGGATAGCAATTCGTCCAATGCCATATTCTTTTACATTAGGATTCCTCATCATTAAGTTAAATCTGGACCTCAATTCCAAGTATTTAAGTTTATCTGGTTTAGAATCATTATTAACAAATTTTTCTTCTTCTAATAAAACTTTTTTTATAAAATCTGAATTATTGTGTACTATATGATACATTAAAGCAAACACATATTCATTAATTTCATTATAAACTACAGATTCGCATTTATTAGTTTTTAAAACATTTAACCCAACAACACCACTTCCACCGAACATATCATAAAATGTTTTATGTTCCGGTATATGTTTTAGAATTTGTTCAATTCTTTTAAATTTATTTCCTATGTAATGAAAAGGAGGTCTAACTAATTCTGTCATTGTAGTTCCTCTTTAACAATTTCAACTAATGCATATGCATTTACAACAGGAATAATTGAACCCAAGAGATAAAACAAAACATCACGTTTTCGGATTTCATGTTCATTTTTCTTGTCTTGATAAGTTCCGTAAATGATATAACACCACATAAACAAAACCGGAAATATATAGGCTATAACAAAAATCACATTAATTGTCGTTTGCATCTCATCTTCTCCAGTGCTAATTTTGTGAATACTTCTTTTATATATTCAGAAACAGAGTCTGTTACGTCTTTGTCTTCATCGTCAAAAATTTTGATTTCTATTTCTTCTTGGTCGTCTGGTGACCAATTGTCGATGTGACCACGGCGGTTATATCTATATGGAGTGTAATTGACAACTTCAACTACGAATTGGATATCATCATAATAAGCGTAAAATTCTTCCATCACATTCACCTTTTTCATACTATATAGGTAGTATATTAATAATCGTCGTGGATTTTGTCAACAGATTTTATCCTATACTTCATAGCAGCGGCACATGGGAATTGCTCATTAACAGTAAATAACTTACCATTTAACTTAAATTCAGATAAAACATAATCCCCGTTGGACCATCCCCTTTCTGTCTTAATTAACCCTTTGTGTTCTAACATATCCCTCAATGCAGTGAATCCTGGGTGGTCTACATAAGATATTATACCACCAGAATTACCTTTTTCATCTATCCATTTAAGTCCTGTTGGGATATCTGTAAAATATGATTCAGGGACTTCAAATTCTGGAATGTAAAAAGGTAGAGATTCTTGGAACCCTATACCTTGTTGTCTTTGTAACTCTATTAAAATTCCTATATCAATTGCGCCAAACATATCTTACTCCTAAAGTGAAGGGACCGTTAAGGTCCCTTGTTATTTTAGATTTTAATTTCTTTACGTTGTTTGAACAGTGTTAGGGGTACTGCTTGTCCGTAAATGTCAATATCTGTCACATATTCATCTTGGTCTGGATCATCTGTGAACCAGATACGGCCCAGGATAATCGTGTACACCATATCAGACAATTCAGATTCCAACATCCGTTTGACTTTAGTTAAAGCTGTTTTGTTTGTTTCTAAATCTTCCTTGGACATATTGCCGTAATGTTCCAAGAAATCTTTAATGACAGTATCACCAAGGTTCAGTTTTTTCTTTTCTGCCAGTTTCTTGCGAACAGCTTCAATAGTCGGGAAACTTGATAAACCTTTTAGTTTGTAGTCAACTTCAACAGAGATGTAAGCATCTGTTGCTTCTACAGTTTTCGTATTAACAGAACCGAATCCATAATCACGAACACCAATTGAAGATAACCAGTTTGCTGCTTCTTGACCATATTGTTCAATTAGACCAGCAATTTTAACCTCTGAACCACCATGTTCTTTGATTAAAGCATTAATTACTTTTAATCGAGCTTTCTGTAATTCAAGATTAACGATTGTTGATTTCAGGTATTCAACATCGAAACCTTCAACTCGTTTCCGATTCACAACAGGAATTTGTGATAACTCAAACACAACATAAGTTTGTTCCGGTGTCTGTTCAATAACTGTATTGGCAAACTTGTCTGACAGATTGTCAAATACATCTGTTGGGACAACAACGGGAAGTTGTTTCACATTCTTAATACCATCACGAATGATTGTATAGTTACGGAAGATATGAGATGGAACAGATGTTAGTCCAAAATCATTCTCCGGTAGCTCTACTGTACCATTCTGTGTAATACCAATACTGATATTAGGCCGAGAAGAGTTAAACACTAAACCACGCATAGAAGCTCTACTCATTGGAGATTTAATGAACCGTGGTAATGGATCTTGAGCTTCACTGGCTTTTGTTGTTCGGTTATATTTCCAGAAAGGACTATCCAAAACAAGCTGAGCACTAGATTCTGATAGAATGTTCAACAAATCAGGAATAGTTGGAACGTCTTTCTTAGGAACTGCATTTTCAGACTTACCATCTGCATAGCGGCGACTTGGATTCAGAACACATGCTTCCACAACAGATAAAAATTCTGATAATTCCTGTTTGGTGAAAGCATTTTGGTATGTTTCTACCAGAGCCACATCACCTAGGACTTGTAAACAATCCCATACCAACTTGACATTATTTGTTTTTGCTGCATAGAACAGAATCAGATACAAGTGTTCTTCACTTAAATGTTTACTCAGTACATCACTCGGCACGATTGAGTGAACCTGGTCTACATCTTCTGGAACTTTAGCAACACCATTGTCAACATTAACAATACGGATATTTCCGTTGTAAACAAAGACAACGTGTTTTGCTTTCTTGTTAACCGACACTTCAATATTTGTTGACCGTGCTGTACCAGAGATTGCAGATTCCATAACATCTTCATAGTTTGTATAACCTTCTGCAAATAAATGCATACCGTTAACAGATTCTGCCATTTTAGCCAACATATCACGATCTGCATAATAACCATATTCGATAAATGTGACACTGTCAAATACGGTTTTAAGTTCTGCAGTTCGATCAAGGATTTTTTGTTTCTGATTTTGGTTATCATAACCATCAGTCAGCATCACAAAATTTCCTAAATTACCAGGTTTTAGACTTAATGTCATAGCTAGGTCAATAGGATCAACAAATGATGTTAGACAAACTGGAACCAGGAAGCGGTCAATAGCTTTATGCATCATAGCTAATGAACTTGCATCAGACACTGGCATGTTTTCAAATACAACACCACATTGATTTCTACCACTAAACCAAATAACACTGAATGTATCTGCTGGTTGAGTTACAACAGAAACAATATTTTTCAAATGTTGACGAATTTTTGGTAAGTCATAGCTCATGGAACCAGAACAGTCCACAACATAAACATGATTTACCGACTGTTTTGAAGTTACAGTCTTTGTACCACCTACATTAATTACTTCGAACATACAGTTCTCCTCGGTTAAACACTTAGCAGATAGCCAGTGTGATTTTCAAAAACTTGCTTTAACCCTGATACTTGAATACCATCTAACTTGTTGATAGTCTCAAATACGAATTTTGTTGGTTGGAATTTGTAGAATGAAACCGAATAAGTATCATCATTAGTCAATTCAATTTTAACCATATTGATTTTATTTTTCAGAGCTTTTGGAAGTCTGAAAGACAGATTATTTCCTTGTGAAGTCAGGTTTTTTGCACCTGTCATCATTAAGAATTTTGAGCCACCAAGTTGATTATAAATTGTCTCTGATACTAATTTGTTCATGATATAAATTCCTTCACGTTGTCTAACTGGAACCAATTATAACAATCGGTTCCAGTCTTGTCTACAAATTTATTCAGATTTTAATTTAATTAGTGGACAAATTTTCTGCTTCTTTGCTTTGAGAAATTCTAACACAAGATTTGGTTCAGATTTTACTTGTTTTGGTTGACTTGATGCTTTGTCTGTTATCCAGTTCCATAGTTTAGGTATAGGCAACCATTTAGGAAAGACCTTCATATGTCCATCCTTTGCTAACAAAATACCAATAAGTGTAACAATCACCAAATCGAGATAGAGTATAATCAAACCTAATTGTAATTCATCTACACCAGACACGATCCATCCACTGTGTAGTTGGATCAAAGTAGATAAAGGATTACCAACAAGAAGCCAGAATACAACTAGACACACAATTGATATACCAACCCATTTAACGCAACTACCGATTAAACAGATTAAACTCCACACTGTAGCCCAGAAATATTCACATAATGTTACATTACAGCCTTGTTTTAAATATCCAATAACATTACGGTCATATAGATTATTTAATTTAAAGTGCCAACTATTTTCACTAATTTGCATATCAATTTCCTCTTATTTGTATAAAGCAATTGGTTGGATACCTTTTTCTAACAGAAGCTGTTCAAAGTCAGAAACATATCTGTCATCAAAAGATGAATATTTTGATTTTCGGATTGTCATTTTATCTGTGGTAGAAACTGTTTCGTAAGCATCATCTGGCTTAATATCCAAATTCCAACCAGCTACAATACATAGGAACGGTTTGTAAGTCTGTTGGATTCCAAACAGATTTCTACCACCTTTCTTTTTAAATTTAACGAATGGTGCATGTGTATATTGAGCATATTGACGAGTACCATGTTCTACCACAGTAACCTCGATTGATTTGATATCACCTAAAAATTCTGACTTGTAAAATACTGTTGCTTTCATGATATAAGATTCCTTCACGTTGTTGATATGTACAGAATAACATATCAAATTTATAAGTCAACAAAAACTTCCAATTTTTCTTTCCAGTCTGGATAGAGCATATTGAAACAAGGGATATTCATCTTCCTAGCTAAATTCACAGCTGTTGCTGTACCACCTTGAACTTTACCTTTGACTTCTTCTGCATAAAAGAGAACAAAGGATGATGGAGTGTTGAAATCATCGCCAAGCACTTGACAGACATTTCTACCGTGCAGAGCTTTTGCACCTGGTTTTAATCTATACCATGCTGGGTGAATTGTAGCTGCAATTCCACATGCAGCACTCATATTTGATGGAACAATATTCAATTCCTTATTCAGAAATGACTCAGATGAAAATCCCCGCCATGGTACATATATCTCACTTAACTTGAATGGATCCTTATTCCAGGTCTTACAACATTCTTGCATCCCATATTGAAATGCAGCATCTGCACCACTTGCTCCACCAGACCTTAGAATATGACCATTCAGAGTCATGTTAAAAGCAAATAGTGACATCTGTTCCAGAATATGTTCGGGAGTATTTCTACTCCCTATGCCAGTGTAAATCATTTACGAGTGTTCCGCATTGTTAATTCTTTGTCAATTTGTTGAATTAAATAATTCACCAAATCCATTCTAAATACCAGTCCTTTGTCTGTCCATTCATCACCTGTCGTATATGGAACAGGATATGTATATGAGCCAGTGTGATGTTTCCAACCTTTTGAATAAACATTAACAAAATCATAACAGGATAATCTTTTATTTACACCAGTTTTCTTTACATTAATAGAGTCAAACCATGGTTTTTTAACAAGTTCACTCAGATTAAAACATAAACCACAATAATCGCTATGGAGTTCTTTTACACCATTTTTCTGAATTCGTAATAGAACGTCTTTAATCATGCGCAGTTGTAAAGCAGGGAAATTTGATTTTTTAGGTTTAACTTCTGATTTTTTCATAATATATCACCTCACGTTGTTGATAGGAACAGATTAACAGAACACTCTATATTCTGTCAACCAACTTGGAACATTTTTCTGAAATTCAACTTTCATAGGCTTTAATCTTGTTTTCCATTCAAGGAATTTCCAAGATAAGTATTTCTGATATGCTACTACAGAACCATCTGTAACTTCAATAGCTTTAAACTGGTCCGGTGCGGCCACTGGTGGTTGCTTGAATATAGCAACAGGAATATTTTTTGGTGGTTCTTTGAGTTCCATTAATACAGATGAAGTTTTGTGACATTTACCAGTGTTTTCATGATATAACCGACAAAGTTCAGTAGCACACATCCATACCCATTGATAATGATATGTTGATTCACGAACCCAAATCGCACTTGGATGATTTTTGTGTGTCGGTTTGTAACCAACAATATTGCCATCCAACTCAAAATGTGCAGTAGATAATAACTGAGCATATTCTACAATCATTTTGCGCTGGTGAACCAAACAATGTTCACCAGCTGCAACAATAGGATTTATATTTGTGAAAAATACATTCATTATATACCTACCTTGATACCTAGATTTGTTAGACTACCACCACATCTGCACTTGCACTGTGAAAGGAATGCAATTTGCTTAGGAGTTGCTTTATGTTTTGCTCCACATGAATTACATTGTACCAGTGTCCGTGTTTTGCGTACAGGTTTAACATAACCGATTGCTTCAATTTTATCTTTTGAAGCATACTGTTCAGCTTTCTGACCCATTAACCGCATATATTTTGACCATGTTGAACCGTGGTCAAGTTTACCATCTAGTTGATATTGAGCGATGTGAGCAATTTCGTGTAAAACTGTTTCACGAAGTTCTGGAGAATCTGTAATGAATGCTTTTGCGTTAATTTCTACGGTATATGTTTTAATGCCGGTACGTGCATCTGTCTTAATAACTGCACGACCTAATGACCGAGTTAACCGACGATTCATTTTAATTTGTGGTCTGGTTAGATTGTAGCCTTTAGAGGCTAAGATTTGAAGACCTTCGGCTAAATATGTGTAAACTGCGGATGTTACGTTCATAATATAAAATTCCTTCACGTTGTCTAACTGTAACCAATTATAACACTAGGAAATCACATGTCTACAACTTTGTTCATATTTTTTCTGGTATATGAACCTTTACCTTTTTTAGATTTGAATTGCTTGGCTTTGAACATGGGAGAGGTTACCAAAGCAGCAATCGCATTATCTGTTATCTTACCTCTACCATGTTCATGTTTCATCTGAATAACCTCTTAAACCAATTCAACAGTATTCCGTTCCACGTCGGGAAAATATCCTGGAAATGCACGTTTAAAAACGGCTTTCGATACCCCCTCTACTTTACCACCTTTAAATACTTGAACCAATAATTCTGCTTCATCTGCAGAGATACTTTCAAGCACCAACTTTAGATTCCGTTCATAAATCTTGGGGTTATTTCTGTGTTGTAATGCTGATTGGATTTGAGTTAAAGCTGTACCAATAGTCATATAATTCAATCCTACTGGTTTCCGACTAGGTGTAAACTCTGGTACAGTCAGACCTTCCTTGTTGGTATTATACATAAAATCTACAAACCAAAGAACATCTCGGCGACCAAACTGTTTTAGAAATTTAGCTTTATCATCTAATGTACCTTCCATCTTTGAGATTACGTTGAACAATTCCGGAAGTGTTAAATTTTTATTTACATATTTCATTGTAATTCCTCTATGGACACCAATTCTGTCCCAAACAGATTACAGAAGAATTTCTGCTCTGTCAACAATTCATTTGTGGTGTGTCTATGTACTTCATTATATATAATCCGATTAATTTGGTGATATTCAGACCTTAAAGCCATTATATGCTTTAGACAGTTTGAACATGGACTATGAGTAACATAAACATCTAATTTTGAAAATTGGACCTGATTTCTAGCTAGTTCAATTATAGAATTTAGTTCTGCATGGATTTCATAACGTTGACTCCATTCTGTATGTTCTGCAGATCTTTCTGAAAATTTATCACAACAATTTTCATGACCAGGAATAGAACCATTAACACCGGTGGACACTATTCTATTTCTTTCGTTAACTAATAAGCAACCAACTTTTAACGAAATACATTTTGAAGATTCGGCTAAATTAAGAGCCATGTTCATAAAAATTTGTTCTTTATGCATCATTTAGTGTCCTAAATATATTAAAAATCCATAGTACATAATCTCACTTTCAATTTCACTGGGGTAAACGGCTTTGGCGCCAGTATACCATGGTTGGAAAACTTGTCAACCAATTTTTTCACTAAATAGAAAATAAATTTAAATCGGTTAAAAATTGAATGGCTAGAGCATTTAAACAAGGAAAATACAAACCACAGAATCCAAAGAAATATATTGGTGATCCCACTGATATAGTTTATAGAAGTTCGTGGGAGATGAGACTGATGAAAAAATTTGACGAATCTGAAAATGTCCTTGCTTGGTCTAGTGAATCTGTCATTATACCATATTTTTCTCCTGTTGATAATAAGATGCACAGGTATTTTATGGATTTTCTTGTTGTTGCAAAGGGTCCTAATGATACAAAGGTCGTTTCATTAATAGAAGTAAAACCTTATGCTCAGACTTTACCACCTAAAGTATCAAAAGGTAGAAAAAAACAAACCATAATCAATGAAACTATGACATACCTAGTTAACCAAGCGAAATGGAAAGCTGCAGAAGAATATTGCAGAAAAAAAGGTTGGCATTTTAAAGTTGTAACAGAAAAAGAATTACCACAGTTTGTAGGAGCTTCTAAGTGAAATCAAGAGCACAGACATTAGCTGAGAAGCTAGATTCAAATAAAAGAGGTTACAAATTTCTGAAATATCCTATGGACATTGAAACAGAGGGTACTCAGAACATTATGTTGATTAATATCAATGCAATGTCCGGTTCAAAATTTAGCGGACAAAAATATCGCCAAATTGAAGGTGATACAGCAGTTATGCAACAACAGGGGTCCAATTCTCTTGCTAGATCATTTACTGGCAATACTGTTAGAATTGATACTGCAATAGCTTTACATATGCCAGCATCAGTAGAGGCTTCATATCAATCAAACTGGTCGGCTACAAATCTAGGTACAGTCGGTGCTGTTATGGATGCTTGGCAAGGTTCCGGTGATATAGGTGATTTTCAAGCCTGGAAAAATAACTGGATGACAATAAAAGAAACTTTACCCGAAATCCTAAAGATGACTGGTGTAAAAGTTGCAGATACATTATTACCAGGTGAAATCAAAGGTGCTTATACTTGGGCTAACCGAATGGTAGAAAACCCTTATGTAGAAGTGTTATTTGAAGGTGTATCAAATAGGACATTCAACTTTACATTTAAGATGATTGCTAAATCAAAACAAGAACAAGAGATGATTAAGCAGATTATCAACACATTAAAGTTTCATCGTGCACCAGAGAAAAAACTGGGTAGAGCTAATCTATATTGGTCATATCCATCAACGTTCGATATTTCTTTCCTAAAGAAAAATGGACAGAAAAATGATTGGTTGTTCAATATTTCAACTTGCGCACTTACAGAATTGAATATTAGCCAAGGTGGTGATGGACATTTTGCATCACATGAAGATGGTAGTCCTTTTATGACTACCATCACACTGGCATTTACAGAACTTGAAGTGTTGACAAAAGAACGTATTCAACAGGGATTTTAATTATGGCATATTTTAGTAATTTTCCTTTAGTGAATTATAACAACGACCTTCAAGTGAATTTGACTAGGAGAGTGGATGTAATGGGGTTTTATAAGGGTGATGTCAGATATTATTTGGATTATTCTGTCAGAGACGGTGAAACACCAGAAATGATTGCAGATAGGTTCTATGATGATGCAGAATTACATTGGTTGATTTTGCAAATGAATAATATAGTAAACCCTTTCATTGATTGGCCTATGTCTCAGAACGCATTGGAAAGTTATATCATGGAGAAATATGAAAATCCTAATGGGATACATCATTACATTTCTATTTCAAGTGGTTCTATTGTTGATCCGAATTTAAACCCTACATACGATACTTTACCAATAACAAATTATGAATATGAAACTCAGGAGAATGACTCTAAGAGAAATATCAAATTGTTATTACCTGAATATGTTGGTCTCGTTGTTTCAAGACATAAAGAACTGATGAGGGTTTAATATGTCAAAATACAGTCGTAGTGGTCAATATCAACTTGTACGTTGTGTTGTAACAACACAGGGAGATAAACCAACAGAATTGGACCTAGCAAACTCATTTAGTGACATAACAGTATATGAATCCATTATCGACAAAACTATGTCCGGATCAGTTAGTTTTGTAGATACAAATAACATTGTGAATATCTATGGTTTAGGTCATGGTGAATTAGTTGAATTGGAATGGTTTACAATGGGTATGGACAGTAATCCAATAAAATATTCTGGTAGGGTATATGATATTACTGGTCCTGGTCCAATAAACGACCATGCTTCTGGATTTACTCTACATTTCATGTCGGAAGAGGTTTATAAATCACTATCAGAAAGAGCTTATTCTGGTCATAATGACACGATTGACAATATAATCAAAGAACTATTCAAGAAAGTGAAATCTGAAAAACCTATTGTAATTGAACCAACAAAATACCTAGAGAATATTGTATTCACTGGAGATAGAATTTTTGACGCGATATCTGATTGTGCAAAAATGTCTGTATCTTCATCTGGTGATTACAGTTATACATTCTTTGAAAACAATCAACAGTTCAATTTTGTCCCTTTAGCTAATTTGTACAAACAGGAACCAGTTGTTGAATTTACATATCAGAGTCAACCTGCATATGATAATGTAAAGAATGCTCAAGAGGAGTCATTTACAGTCTTTCAGGATTTTGAATTACAAGATAACAATAAGCATATAGATGACATCATGTCTGGTTTGCATGGTGTTACATCTAATCATATTTCATTGAAACATAAATTTGTAGAGACATATACGGATTCAAGATCGGAAACTCATAAACCTAATTTGAGTAAATATCCGTTTCACTTGAATATGAAACCAAATTATAATTATGTCATTAATGTTTCTGCTAATGTTCTACCGAGACAAGCTGAAGTAGATGGAGCAAAAAACTTCATTGATAGATTTGCAATAGGCACAATAACCATCTCTGCTGGTATATATGGTAATTCATCATTAAAGGTTGGTGATATATGCATAGCAAATATTCCTTCATATTCAAGTAAAGATTTCACTCAAGAACATTTTGACCCCATTTCAGGTAAATTCCTAATTGCAGAGATTAAACATCTATTGACGTCCAAAATATATAACCAAAGATTGTTATTATTAAAAGATGGATTCGAGGAGACATTAGGATGATTAATCACTTAAATGGGACATTGTTCTTTGGTAAAGTTGAAGATGTAAATGATCCAGACAAGTTAGGTCGTGTTAGAGTTAGGGTATTTGTATACAATAGTCCTAACAAAGGCATATTGCCAACAGAAGTATTAAAATGGTTTCCTATTGTTAATTCCAATACAGAATCATTGAATGGTGTTGGTACAAGTCCAACAGGTTTCTCTGTAGATTCATTTGTGTTTGGTTTTTATATTGACGAATTTAGACAACAGGGTTTAATTATTGGTTCAATCTCTGGAATATCAGAAGATGGTACTATTAATGATGTGAATGTTCTTGCTAGAGGAGAACAATCTGAACATATTGACAGTTTAAAACAGACAGTTAAAACAGATGTTCCAACTGCATCTGGTTCATCGTGGTCAGAGCCAGAAACTCCTTATGCAACCGTTTATCCGATGAATAAAGTAATACAGACAAAATCTGGTCATATTATTGAATTGGATGACACTGATGGTGCAGAACGATTAAAAATATTTCACAAATCTGGAACCATGAGTGAAATACACATGGATGGTACATCTGTCAACAGAGTTGTTTCAGATAACTATGATATCATTACTGGTTCAAATTATGTTGCAATAGATGGTAATTGTAATGTATTTGTATTAGGCGACAATGATGTAAAAATTGAAGGTAAATCAACACATGATATTGCCGGAGATACTGTAATTCGGGCACCAAAGATTCAATTAGGGGAAGATGGTAATGTTGAACCTTCTGTATTAGGAAATCAACTTGCAAATTGGATAGAATCTGAACTGGTACCTTGGTTAAATAAACACAATCATATCAGTTCAAGTCCAGGGTCACCTACTTCACCAGCCAGAGTTGGTCCAGCGGGTAGATTTTTCCCTGGTACGGGAGGTAAAGGTGGCGGAGTATATTCTAAAGTTAATACGAATCAGTAGGAAACTACTGACATCAATAAATAGACCAAAATATAGACAGGAAGATTCCGAGGATTTTAAGATGAATACAATTATATTAGAAAGAGCTTATACCGATATTGCAACAATAGGTAAAATGCGATTTCCATCTGGACTTGTTTTAGATACCATTGAGTTACCATGGAAAGATAATGAACAAATGGTTTCATGTATTCCACCTGGTCAATATGTTATGTCAAAAAGACAATCTGGTGTTGTTAATCGTACATCTAAAGGTAAATATACTATTGGATGGGAAGTGACAAAAGTCCAAAATAGAACATTTATTATGGTGCATATTGGAAACACTGCATCAAATTTTGAAGGTTGTATTGGTGTTGGTTTAGGTCTTGGTGTTGTTAATGGTACTTGGGCAATATTAAATAGTGCAAAAGCGTTTGACTTATTCATGGACGAAATGACCAAACATGAAGATTGGAATATTATAATCAGAACAAGGACTGTAGAATGAAAGATATAGACTTTTCATTTAAACCACATCCATTAACCGGTGATATTGCCACAAAATCTGGTAATTCTGCTGTGCAACAATCCTTGAGGAATTTGATTAGGACAAATTTCTATGATAGAGGATTTAATGTTGAAGTTGGTTCAAATATTGATTTTTCTTTATTCGAGAACATAACATCTTTAACACAACAACAGTTGAAAGATAATATCACCAATGTGATTCAAAACTTTGAACCAAGAGTTTCATTAATTGATGTAGCAGTAAAACAAGTTGGTGATAATGACTTGTCAGTTACTCTATATTATACTGTTTTGAATAATCCTTCTGAACAAGTACTAACTATAGATTTGTCTGTGATAAGGTAATAAATAGTCATAGTTGAGATAAATCGGATTCCTACTATGACTACAAATATCAATTTAACAAGCTATGATCCAGACGACCTGAAGGCAAGTCTGATTGAATTTTATCAGTCAAGACCGGGGTTCGAGGACATCAATTACGAAGGTTCTGCGATCAACACGATCATAGACAACCTTGTAAGAAACACTCACTATATTGCATATATGGCAAATATTGTTGCTACTGAGTCATTTTTAGATTCTGCAATCATTCGTTCAAATATTGTGAGTCATGCACAAAAATTGTCATATACTCCTAAATCAAGAACTGCATCGACAATTATTTGTGATTTAACCGTTATTCCTTCAAATACGCCGTCATTAGCATCTATTGTTGCTCCTAAAGGCTCAACATTTATCAATACTGTTGCAGGTATCGCATATTCCTTTATTAATACTGATGATGTTATTCTGTCTTTGAACAGTGAAGGTAGATATGTAGCAAAAAATGTTGAATTAAAACAGGGTAACTTATCACGTGAACAATTTCTTTATAATAGACAATTAGGTAAAGTTGTCATTAGTAATAAAGATGTTGATACGTCAACTCTAAGAGTTTTTTACAAACCTAGCCAATCAAGTGTTTCAAGAATTGAATTAAATCTGAATAGAAATATCACAGAATTAAATGAAACGAGTTCAGTTTATTTCTTACATGAAAACACTCGCGGTAATTATGAAATTGAATTTGGTAAAGATATTCTAGGTTTTGAACCACTTGAATTATCTGTTATAGAAGTTGAATATGTTGTAGTTGAACAGGACCACGCAAATGGTTTAAACACATTATTTGCAGCTTCATCTATTAGTGGTTATGCAAATATTCAAGTGTCAGTGAAAACTCCTGCTTTTGGTGGTGCAGAGAAAGCAAGTAATGACATGATTAAATTTCTTGCTCCTAAAATTTATGAAGCTCAAGAAAGAGCAGTTAGAGCTCAAGATTTTGCTAGCTTGATGTTACGAGATTTTCCATTTTTGAAATCTGCAATAGCTTGGGGTGGTGAAGATAATGTTCCACCTTATTATGGTAGAGTATTCCTTTCCGCTGTTCCACAAGAAGGTTTCACAGTTGTAGATAGTATCAAATCTGTTATTCAAAACAGAATGAAACAATACAGTATGTTACAGACTGAATTGGTTGACGTCCAGTATATCGGAGTCGATTTAAGTATTGGTATCATATATCTACCATCAAGGACAAACAAGACGTTCACACAGTTATCTGCAGATATTTTAGCGGTTGTTGATGACTACAAAGATGAGATTAAAACATTTGATAAATGGTTCAACAACAGTTTATTAGTTGGTAAGATCAAGGCTAAAATACCTGCTATCCAATCAGTAGAAATTATACCAAGTATGTTTCTTGAGCATTCTATTCAAGTTGCTCAGGATACATTGTACACATTAGAGTTCAACAATAAAGTTGTACCTAAAACATTCTTAATTGAAAATATTAATTTGGATGCTTTTGGATCAGACCAAAAAATCTATGATGATGGTAATGGAAATATCATATCAAGTGTTATTGTTAATAACATCCAAAGAGTGAATACAATAGGTTCAATTAACTATGAAACTGGTTATGTTTCATTTAATACATTATTTGTATCTGGAACAGTATTTAAAGCTACAGTAAAATGTAATACAGATAACGTATACACTGTGAGAAACAGTGTTGTGAATATCAATAGTTCATCTGTATATGTTATGCGCCAAGGGAGTTAATAAATGTCTACAATAATTCAGCATAACATTTCTGGTCAGTTGTCCTCTTATATTCAAGAGGACTATCCTCTTTTTGTAGATTTTCTCAAAGGATACTATGAATGGTTAGAACAAGAAGGGAATCCAGCATCTGTTATAAACAATCATTTATCATATTTGGATTTTCAAGAAACAGTAGATGAATATGTTGAATTATTAAAACGTGAATATATTGCTTCTGTACCAGAGTCTGTAATTGCAGATAAAAGTCTACTGATTAGATATTCAAGGCAGTTTTTTCAAAAAATTGGTACAGAACAATCATTTAAGTTTGTGTTTAAAATTCTGTACGGCGAGGACATTGAAATTTATTATCCTCGTGAAGATATGCTTAAACCATCAAACGGTAAATGGTTTGGTACAGAACAGTTGATGCTTATTTCTGATAGAGGTAATGCTGAACAGCTTCTGTATAGAAATATTGAACAAGTAGTCGAAATAAGTCCTGGTAATATCACTCGTGCTACAGCATCTGTTTCTAAAGTATCAAAGCGTTATGTTAATGGTTTTATCTTTGTAGAATTATTCTTAACGGATTTGGTAGGGACATTTGATTACAACTATCCTATTATATCTGGTGAAATTCAAGAATGGATTTTACCTATAGGTTCAAGTTATAATATCATTTCTGCTGGTATGTCGTATGATATTGACAACAGACTTGAATATAACGGTTCACCTACTTTTACCATTAATTCTATTTCTCAAAGAGATGGAGAAGTTTCTGGTAGATACACAACAATTTTACAACCATCTGACATTACTGTATTAAAAAATTCTATTCCATTGATTGGTTTTGAATATAACGGTGAACTAATCAAACATCCAGATATTTTATTGGGTGATACTATTCAAATTGTTTATCCGATTTATTCTGGTTATGTAATAGGAAATGGTTTAACCAATTCTGGTGGTTTTACAGAAATCAAATTTTTAGATGTACCTTTTGGTATATTAGAACCACAAGAATATTTAGGTTCAAATGGTGGTTCTGGTGCAGTGATTGAAATATTACCAGGTTCAACAAAAGCAGTAGATGGATATTATGTGGGTTCGGACGGTTTTCTTTCTGATAAAGATAAACTACAGGATTCTGAATATTATCAAGACTTTTCTTACGTTATTAAATCAAGTAGAGATATCCAACAATACAGAGACTTGATAACTAATTTAATTCATCCTGCAGGTATGAAGTTGATTGGTGAAGTGAATATTCTTGAAATTATCAGATTATTAATCAGAGAGCACACTTTTGATATAAATGTTTTACCTAAATTGGTCACAGTGAATGCAACAGACAATAATTTATACACTAGATTGTCATATATTGATGATATGAAATATAAATTAAGTTGTTTTGAATATAGGACACAACACTTCTTAGATGTTATTCCAGGTGATATTTTTGAAGATTATACTCTACCAGATACAGAACCGTATAATATTGCATTCACCATAGTAGATAGGATCATTGCTGGTGAATACATAGACCCTGGTTATATTGTAGATGGTTATTTTGGTAATACAATTTACGAGCGTGATATTTGCGCCCTGAACTAATAAATAATGAATAATGTACAGAATTAGGAAATATTCCGATGTTTAGTAATAAAAATAATGTAACAATTCGTGAAGATATTGGTCGTGCAATCACTTATCTTGAAGCGGATAATAATTTCAGAGAATTAAAAAATGTTATTGATGATACTTCAATAGCTGCTTCTGCAAGTAAAGTTGTGGCGGCTGGTTATAATGTCGTTCGTAGTTTTGAGTCTGGTGCAACATTAAACGGACCAGGTGAAGCATTGGTTCAAGTATCTAATCTGAGATTTTATGTTTGGCAAGGCACGTTCCCTAAAACTGTAGGCACAGGTTCCACTCCAGCATCAACTGGTGGTATCGGTGCTGGTGCATGGTTAGATGTTACGGAGTCTGAATCTATCCAATCAGGCCAAAAATTAAGCCACTCCCTGTTAATTGGAAGAAATTCTGCAGGTGCACATAGTGCAGAGGCAATTTCATATTCATCAGGTTCTGTTAAAGATAGATTGGATGCATTAGGTAATGCAGCAAACAGAAATGTTGCTGTGGCAAATGGTGTTGCATCTTTAGATAGTAATGCAAAAATTCCAACATCACAATTACCAGATACATTCGGTTCTAATGTCCGGAGAGTTGGTTCATGGAATGCTGCTTCTAATACACCCGCTTTACCAGCCGCTGGTTCAAATACAGGTGCTTATTATGAAGTAACAACCCAAGGTACTTATAACAGTGTCTTATACCGTGTAGGGGATTGGGTTGTTAGTAATGGTACGTCTTGGAACAGAGTGGTTTCTAATCCGAATGTCCAAACTGTAAATGGTAAAGGTGGTGGCAATGTATCTTTAAATTATACGGATTTAGGACTAGGTACAGCATCTTTAGTTAATTTAGGAACCGCGAGTGGTGCAGCAAGTTTAGATTCATCTGGCAGACTTCCAGAGTCGCAATTACCAACTTCTGCAGTTTTAACAAGTGGTAACCAATCAATAGCTGGAACTAAAACATTTACATCAACTATTTCTGGTTCTATTTCTGGTAATGCAGCTACAGCTTCTCAGTTACAAAATTCTGTAACAATTAATGGTATTACATTTACAGGATCTTCAAGTATAACATTACCAACATTGAATACGTCTGGTGATCAATCTGCATCCGGAATTAAAACATTTACTGATGCCATTGCAATTACAGGTACTGCAAAAGCTGCCGGTAGATTTTATTCTGGAACTACTAACCCAACAAATACTACCAGATTAAACTATGATGGTTATTTTTATGCTACCAGACTCTATGCATTATCATCTTTAAGGTATAAAAATGTTGAATTTGTAGACCAACTGGACGAATCATTGCGTAGAGTTGTTGAAATAGGTTCAAAGGGTGTCTCAGTCGGTCAATATAAATCACACGGTAGAAATCAACAAAATAAAAAGAACCGTTGGTTGATTGCAGAAGATGTTGCTAAAATTAGTCCAGAAGTCGTTTCATATGACCAAGATGGACAAGTTGGTGCAATGGACTATAGTCAATTAGTTCCAGACCTATACGCTGCTGTTGCTATGCAACAGAGAATTATAAATGATCTAGTTGAAAGATTACAAGAATTGGAAAATAAAGTATGAGTTCTGGATTATTCACATCATCTGGTGCAGATTTAGATAACGTATTTGAATTTTATTCGAGTGGAACTAAAGTGAGTTCCACCAATATCTTTCACGCGAACGGTAATGATTTGGCTAATGTTTATGCACCACTAAGTCAAGGTTCTGCAACTTCTGCTACAAATATCTTTACTGGTAATAGTGACTTATCATCAGTTTTTGCAGCTAAAGGAACTGTATCTGTTTGGGATGGTAGTCTTGCTTCTGCCACAGATGTATCAGATTCAAGACAAGATGGTGAATTTCCTGGGTACTCTTTGGCAGAAATTCTATTCTTTGCTGATGGTACAATTAGGCGCAGAACTGCAGATTCTGAATTAACTTTGGGCAATTGGTCTGGTCTTGTTGCTAATTCAAGTAATACTGAAATTAGATTTGAATTATTATCTTGGAATGGTATTGGTGGTACAAGCGGTTCTAGTACATCTTATGGTCAAATAAACTCTACCAGAGCATTCTCAATATCTACATCAAGGGGTTTAGCTATGTGCTCGATTAGAATTTATTTGAAAGAAATTGGAAAAGCTACAACCGTTACAAAAGATATAACATTAACTGCTGCATACACTAGTAGAGATCTTGAACCATAAAAATGGGACTTTAAAGTCCCATTTGAACAGCTACACAATACCAAGTATCTGCATACAGAACTCTACTGATATCCAATTCTTCAAATTGCGTCCACTTTGTCTTAAATTTGAATTTGACAGATGCTTTAGACATATTCAAATATTCGTTCCTATCATCTATGAACACATCATTTCCTGTACCAGAATTCACTTTACACTTTTCTTTGGTTGCAATAAATGAATAAGGTGCTGTGATAAATCTACGCAGGAAGTTGTGCTTTGATTTTGAGTGTTGTCCCTTACAATGACTAACAAATACAATTTCATAACCCCTGTTATACATTTTCTGTATAACTTCTACTGCACCTGGTAGTGGTTGCATCCAGTCATATATACCAGGATACCGCCACCAATCCATAGGATCAATTTTTAATTTGGCTAAATCTTCTTTATAAAATTTACCAATATTATAATCCCAGTTCAGATCATCAGCTGTATCAGTTCTATTTGTCATAGCATTCAACCAAGCTAACCAACCATTAGGTCCTGTAACAGAATCAACAACAGTAAGGTCTATATCTACTATGAAATAAGGTTTACTCTGATTCATTTGGATTACTCTGCTTTAACGATTGGAGTGCAGTTATCATTTCATCAATAGCTGCTTCATATTTGAATGCAATAACAGTAAAAAATGTTGGTTCACCATCTACCATTTTACTGATGATGATACCTGGTAGATTTAACACATCAGAACCTTCGCTCCTAAAATGTGTAGTCAGTAACAAATCCGATGTATCCAATAAGATACCAGACTCATTTTCTTTCATTTGTTCTACAATATTATCCAATATTTCTTTATCAATCATTGTTATTGCTCCTTTAATCGTTTACGGAGTTCTGAACTGGAAAATCTATGTCGCCGTTTGTTGAAATAGAATTCCATATCCAGGTCATTTCCGGAGAAATTCGTATTTTTGTACTCTTCTCCCAAAATTCGAATATTTACAGATTTTAATTTAATAATATCGAGTAAATCTTCTTCTGTTTCATAAGGAATTACCTCATCCACAAATTTAACAGCAGCTAGTTGAATATACCTTTCAACTACAGATTGGATAGGTTTATTTTTTGTCTGCCTTTCTACTGCTGGATTCACGTGTAAAGCAGCAATTAGATAATCACATTGCTCTTTTGCTTCGCGAAGCATTTCTACGTGACCAACATGTAGTAAATCGAATGCTGATGCAGTAATACCTATTTTCATTCTACAGTATTCCAAATTTGAGATGCAACTTTACGGCCAACAATTAAATTATTCTGAATGGACCAATCTGCAATATATGACATAAACTGACCAATCTTAGCATCTGGATTACTGATTTTATAACCAATAATCATATGTTCAAGACGCATATTGTCCAATTCTGCAGGCATATATGAATTGATTTTATTCAACTCTGTAGTTAATTGTGCAACAGAACGTCCATTCTGTTGATAGATGTCAATAGTTTGTTCAATAGTACCTTTGTACTTTTTCAACATTCTAATGACACCTTGGTCGTCTGTAGTTTTATTTTGTTGTAAATCACCCAATAGTGTTGTTAGTAGATTTACCGTTACTGTATCTTTTGTTTTACGAGCTTCAATTTGCTCAGTTTTAATTCTTTCGTAAATGCTCATATTATTATCCAATTATATAATGACGTTTCTGAATACCATACACAAGTTGATAGATTTTGTCTTTATCGACAGAATCTGGTAGTGATGATTTTAAAGCTGCTTTGTTAACATTGTCAATCAATTCTTCCAAAGCAGGTTGAATCCAAGTTTTGAAATCACGTTCACCTGTTTTAATCGGTAAAATAATATCCCGAACTTCCTTTGAAAGAGGTAATGTCATTTTATGATTTTCAAACATATCCAATAATTGATAACCAGCTCTGAATGCATGACTCAATGCTTTAAAATCCACACCTTCATTGATTTCGGCTTGTAATGCTCTATGACCATAATCATTTAAAGCAGAACTGATACGGTTGATTAACTCTTCAATGGTTATTGTCCATTGATGTAATTTACCCAATACTTCATAACCTGTTTCGTATTTGAAAACATATTCATTTTCTGGTAATTTGTCTTTGATTAAATGAATTTTATGTTTAGGTGACATATGGGATAGGTTGCGCAGCGACTCCAACACTTCTCGGAGAGCGTGGATTCTTGTACCTTTAATACCATACTTCGCAGCCTGTTTCCTTACATACCCGATATATGCACGCATATCCTTACAATAGAATAGTGAACGGTTATCATATAAATCTATGAATGCTTCTGCACCAGGATATAAAGTTGTATATTGCTCTGTAAGTGGAGCGTGAATCATATCCATAGCAACCATTTCACCCTTAATCAACATTTTTACAAATGTCATTAGTGAAAAATGCATATGATCTGTATCTGCACTTGTATTTTTACTACGATTATCACCAGTACCGGTTGAATATGTATCCTTAGCGGTTCCCATCAATACTTCTTCTAATGTAGGAATAAAAATTGATTTGTAATCCATATCAGAATTAGGTGTGTTGAGACCGTAAAGATGGCTACCGTGAAGAATTGTAACAATTGGTGGATTCATTAATTAGTTCCTCAATTAGGGTCATTGCACTCTATAACAGATGCTTTTGACCTATGTATAAAGTCACCATTCACTGTAACCCACCCGTAGCCGTAGCTACGGGCCTTGACAATCATTCCATTACGCAGTTTGATTGTCACATATTTCATTGTTTTGCTGCTCCGATCATAACTAACATTTTTGTTAGAGCTGCATTATCATTGCCGAACATTTCAACAGGAACCTTAGTTGTGAAATTATCAACAGGAACACCTTGAATGAGTTGTTCTAATCGTGCCAGTGCATATTCACGACCAACTTTTTTGTTATAGTTGTCTTTCAATGAACAGAAAGCATAACCTGCATAGACTTTATCACCAATTGTTGTATATGCAACAGTGAATTCTTTGAAGTTGTATGCTTTTAATTGTGGGTGAACCCGTTTATGAATATATTTGATTGTCATGATAAGCTCCTAAATGGAAGTAAGTTGGGTCCTTATTGGACCCGTTGTTGTAAACCTGATTCAAGAATATCTACACATTCTTGAACAAATTCTTGTGGGTAAAAAGTTGACTGTTTTACAGCTTGGATTTCTAGCTCAATCCGATACACCGGAGTATCTTTACAAGCTAACATATTGCGGTAGAAATTTGTAACTCTGTCTTTGGCTGATTGTTGCATGATGTATTTCCTTCTTCACGTTTGGTTTCTATGTTACCTATTATAACACGACAATTTCACTTGTCTACAACTTTTTCTAAAATTTTTGTTTTTGTTGGTCTTTTACCAAAACCGATAAAATGTTTCTTGTCACTTTTAACTATATTTGCAGAAAAAGATACAGTATCACCCTTATTACAATCTTCGAATGCAGTTGGACGGTTGCACATAATTATCCAACCTTGTTCAGTTTTAACTGTCATCTTCCAGTTTTCATAAAATTCGTCATATTTTAAACTGATAATTTTACCAACAACATCCATTCTACCCGATGCTAGTTCTGGAATCATTGATTCCATATTGTATTTTTCTTCAATCTTTTCTTTGTTGTTTTTAAGTTCATTACATAATTTTTCGAATAAGCCGAACTGTTTATTGGAAATTGAACCATATTTTACCAATTTAGAAACTAACTCATTTGAAACATTTACTGCAAAAGTGAACTCTTTAATGACATCTTGTGTTACAACATCTGTTTTATGTTTAAAATGTTCATCGAAAACAGAGGAAACAACATCTTTAATTTTATGTTCTTGGAGTAGTCCCCATGCCTTCATTTTGCCAGCTTTAGCTTTTTTAACTGCTTCTTGTTCAGTTCTTGCTCTTTTAAATGTGTCTTCCAATCCAGATTCCATCTTTGCTGCACAATCTAAACCAATTTTTAGATATTCATTTGATGGATGGTGATAAAACACTGCATGGTGTACACAATGTGCACCACAAATGTCACAACCAGAATTTTTTGAATGAGTGGCAAAATTACCCTTTGTTTGTTCTCTATGAGCTATAAAAATTTTTCTTTGAACAGCTAAAAACAAAGAGTTATATGCATCAAAAACATATACAGCTATAAATGAATAATCATCTAAAATAAGATTTGAAGGTAGGTGGATATCTGTTCTTTTCATAATAAAATCTCTCACTATCACGATTTGATAGTGAGATTATAAACACTAAAAATTCACTTGTCTACACTTTCATGCAACATATTTACAGAAATTCTGTGCCACATCTTTTCTGTTGCAATAACAAGAATCGTGTTTTCTATGAATTCACGTAACTCATAATGGTCGATACATTCATCTATAGAACCAGGAAAAGTTTTAACAAGATTTGTATTACCAAACTGTATCATAAGACCTGTTCTAGCTATGAACTTATCGTGTTCATTTGGATATTGATTATCAGACATTTTCAATAGTCTTCAATACTACATTAATATGAAATCTGAATTTGTAGATCATCATACGCTCTTTACAGTGGCAAAACATACAACCTTTATCTGCACCCATACAACCACATGCCATCACTAGTGGTTCTTTCATGAAATCATATACCAAATTTGATTTTTGTTTTTCTTTGACTCTTTGAACTAGGTGATTCAAAGTGTTTGTGTCAATAAGATATTCTGATTCTGGAATATTTTGAAGTTGACAACTTTCGATATGATTTGTAAATAATTTTGAAGCGATTTCAAATTCTGTCATGATATAAATTCCTTCACTTTAAAATGCTTAAACTGGAGCGTTGAAAGGTGTTATCAACGCAAATAATATTTATGTTGGAAGTTTGACTAAGAACTCAACAGTTTCTTTGTCAGAAATTTTCTTCTTAGATAAATTATACACTACTTGTATTGGTACATAATACCCGTACAACACAAAGCCAGTAACATTGTCTTTTTCTAAATCGTACTGTTCATGTTCCTTTAATGACATCAACGAGTCGATAATAGTTCTAACAATAAAATCTTCACGCATTACCCAGCCGATGTTAACACGCATTGTTTTAACGATAATATCACCAGACAATAAATCACATTTCGACGGTAGGCTCATATTTAAATACCATATCTACAGTGCTTGTTTTATAAAATGGCAGGGTGACTAGGATTCGAACCCAGATCACACGGCTTTGGAGGCCGGCATAATAACCATTATACTATCACCCTATGGCGCACCAGGAGGGACTCGAACCCCCATACTCCAATTACTCGATTAACGACGGTTTAGAAGACCGTTGAGATACTGGCGCATTTAACAGACCTATACCATCTTTAAGTCAATTACACTGGAGTCCGAGAACATTTTATGTAATCTAAATTTGCAGAGCTATCAACCTCTGTTTTACAATGATGGATTAACTCCATCTACCGTTTAGTATGTTTTTTGTTGCCGCAATAGGTCTTTGAAACTGTATATTAAACTAAACTTGTAACAAAGTAAACAATTATTTTTGGAGCATCTAATCGGATTCGAACCGATAATTCCGACTTGGAAGGACGGCGTGTTACCATTAACACCATAGACGCATATTACATGTTCGGCGTTTATATTTAAACTGCCGTGGTAATTAAATTTGTACTTAGCGTGGAATCGAACCACTTACTCATCCAGAGCCCAAACAGGAATCGAACCTGTATAACGATAGCTAACCGTGCACCCAATGCTTACCAAGTACAAAATTGGAGGAAAGTGTAGGATTCGAACCTATGGAGCTGTTACACCCTAGTGGTTAGCAACCACCTGCATTCGTCCACTCTGCCAACTTTCCAGATTTCGATGTTATATGAACAATTTTACCAGATTTCCGAGCCTTTATATAGGCATCTGCTAACTTTTTCATGTTTTCTTTTTTTTTTTCTTTCTAGTACTGTCATATAATTCTCGGTATTTTGGTGGGGATGGAGAGACTCGAACTCTCACGCCCATTACAGGCCACGGAGTCTAAATCCGTGATGACTACCAATTCCAACACATCCCCGAATTTTTTGCAGTACAAAATCTCAATCTTGACTAAGCGAACTTTGCTAGAAGCTACATTGGCAGCTAATGTACACTCGCACTTCCGAACCCTAGCTCAGCTTAGTTATACTGCATAATGAGCTAATTAAACACCTGTGAATCCGTTAGTACAAACCCAAGTTTCATCTTCAAGACCACAGTCTTGTTCGACATTGAAACTGCCGCCACCAACATGGACAGGTTTAATAATTGTCATCGTACTGCTCATCCCATGTACCCTTCTGATTTAGTGACACCACCAATTTTAATAGGAGATTCGGTATTGGAAATACCTTCACCCGTACCGACTCCTAAAAGCTTTTCATCCCATACACCGTGAATATCCCAAATACCTACACTCTTCATGACTTGTCCCTCTTATTAAACTGGTGGACCGTACCGGATTCGAACCGATGACTTCTCCGTGCAAGGGAGACGTTTTACCAATTATCACTAACAGCCCAAATTATTCATAAATTGGCAGGAATGACGAGATTCGAACTCGCGGCCTCCACCGTGACAGGGTGGCGTTCTAACCAACTGAACTACATTCCTATAAATCTGGAGGGCAGTCTGAGACTTGAACTCAGTGGCTTAAAAGACACCGAGTTCTTTCAAATCGCTCTCAAACAAGACTTTTAAAGTTCTATAAGAAGGAAACTGTGACCATTTGGCGGCATCTTTCTCTGTCTTATATCCCTTTATTTCTATATACTCATCAGAATCTACTAAGTAAAAGTCTGGAGTATATCTTCTAATCTTACCTTCAAACTCGTATGGAAAAGAATCCTTACATCTTTGCCATTTAATTTGATTTTTATCTAACCATTTAGCGTATTCAAGTTCCCATTTACCATGAAGGTCTACTCCATTATAGTTGTAATGCAGGTTTTTAGTAAGTGAAACATGCCATTCTCCACTTTCAACCCTTTTGGCAATAGTCGCTTTACGTTTCGCCTTTGTTTCCTCAGATTCATTAGCATTACGTTTTTTGGTGCCTTCCGATAGTTTCTTTCTGGTTTCATCAGACAGTACATAACTATCATTAGACCATTGATTCACAACACCATTTTCTTTTCTAAGTTTTGCTATCTCTTTTTGCTTCTCAATATCTTGAAATGGTGTAAATTGTCTTTCAGGATTGAGCTTACAAAATCTTTGATGAGCACTTAAAGAATTGTTATTTTTACATTCTTTCATACAAAACTTACATTTCATAACAGTAGTCACTTTTGGTAAATACTATTATTTATAAAATATAAGTTTTTAGTCTGCTGCTCTAACCAACTGAGCTAACTACCCATTAAAATCTGGCAGAAGATGTGAGATTCGAACTCACGACCCCCGAAGGAGTGCCGGTTTTCAAGACCGGTGCCTTAAACCTCTCGGCCAATCTTCTTTGGTGGGTGCGGTAGGATTCGAACCTACAATGTTTACCCTGTGGGAACGGATTTACAGTCCGTTGCAACACCACCGTCGTTGCCGCACACCCTTAAACTTGGTGGAACCGACTGGAGTCGAACCAGTGACCTTTCCCTTATCAAGAGAATGCTCTACCTATTGAGCTACAGTTCCGTCCATCGATACTAACGATTCATTGGACTTACAGTATGTCACGCCAATTACTGAGCATCAATGGGTGTTTGGTACACCATAGCGGAATCGAACCGCTCTTGCAAGGTTGAAAACCTTGAGTCCTAACCGATAGACGAATGGTGCATCAATTCTGGTCCGTTGTGAAGGATTCGAACCTTCGTGATCTGCGCCCCAAACGCAGTGGACAACCACTATCCCAACAACGGAAATATATTTTGATGCGGGTTGTGAAATCGAATCACATTCTTCTGGCTTATGAGACCAGCAAGATACCTTACCTCCCACCCGCATCAAAATATACTTAGAATAAATTTATCGGTCAGAGGTAAGTTACTTCTCACTACACCGTCAAACGGATAACCGAAAATTTATTTATATACCGACAAACCATTTAGATTCTACACAAAATTTAACTGGTCACTTCTTGTCGGTATATGTATATATTAAACTGTTAATTCTACTCTGTCAACAACTATTTCATTAAATTGTATATCTGTCAACATCTACAACTTTTAACATCATTTCATATGGGTTATATTCTGTTCCACATACTACAGATTTCAACAGAGATGGACTAAAACCAGAAACCAATAGGGCACCAGTATCATCTTTTTGTACTGGGAAATTATCGTTCCGAGCATTTAGGTTCCAGAATACAACTTGCGGTAAAGTATAACCTTTCTTGGTAAATTCCTTTTTTGCCCATTCAAAGTTGGTTGAGTTCTTGTTAACATTATAGCCACTAATTCGATTAAATTCCATATCAGAGAAAATCAACAACTGTTCCGGTAAATCTTCCTGGCTTAATTTGTGTTTCACTGCTGCATCCAAGATTAGTTGGAATGTTGCTTGTAAATTTGTAGAACCACCCCAAGGAGCTGCATAAATTCCTCTGATACGGTTAGCAAATGTACCTTTAATTTGCATCATCTTAGGACTTTCATCGAAAGTTATAAACTGATCCTTAAAAACACCTTCATTTCGTTCTGCTACATAAAGACCTAATGATACCGCAACATCCATACATGAAACTGAACTACCGCCAGCAGAACAATTCATAGATGATGAAACATCAATGACAGGTAAAATCCTAGTCTGTTTCCCTTCCATGTAATTTGGAAGTGCTTTCCATTGTGCTTCTGCAACAGATTCATTATTAACCATACCATATCTTAATGATTTTACAATATCATAAGGATAAACAGCGCCAGCATTGATTTTTGTTTCACCTTTTGATAATGCTTGTTTGTATGCTTCATAACGAACTGCGTCATTTCGATGAAAAGCTGTCATATATCGAGCAGATGCAACTGATGGTAATTTTGCATAGTCAATTTCTGACCAATTACCAGCAGACATTTTCTGCTCTACAGTATTTGACAAATTCACCAACATTTTACGTAATGATTTAGGATCCAATCCCATTTTCTTGCGCAGTAAATTAAACATAGGACCTTTGCGAGGTGTCCACTTTGCTGCTAATGCGTTACCTTCCATTAAAGCATCTGCAGTAATAGAAACAGCTAAATCTTGATACGGTGTATTGATGAACACATGTAAATCATCCCAACGACCAACTTCAACAGTCTTTGCCATAACACGGAAAGCATTTTCTTTGTTGATAACCGTCATAACGTTATCACGGAATAACTGTCGTTCACCTGAACCACCACGGATATCACGTGCATGAAATAAAATCTGACTTGTCAGTTTTGGATTTTCACCGTATGCTTTCATAACATTATGAGAAATATTCTTTCCACGAGAAGCACCAATTTTGAAAAACAGATCCAGACAAGCATCAAGTGTTGAACCATGAGTAACAGCACCATTTTCTGTCAATGACATAGATGTTTGAGTTGCATTGAATAATTTTGACATAACATTTCACTCCATTCGGGCCCAGGATTAGGCCGTTAAAATTAAAAAGCCTAGATATAATAACCTAGGCTTTTGTTCATGTAAACACTTTTATTATTTTAATAAATCTAATGAAATAACAGATTTACCAGATGAATCCTTTACATCTATTGTTACACCAGTAAAGGTACTTTTTGTTGTGAAAGATAAACCTGTATGTGTACCATTTCCACCGGAAATTTTTACATTACATTTACCATTATCTTTTACTGTAGCTTCGGTTAAAAAATCTTTAAAACTTTTCATACTAATACCTTCAAATAAAAGTATTTATATAAAATAAATTTGGACTGGTCTCTGTTTTTACGTATGCTACCATTACACCAGTTCCGAAAATTCGGAACTCCGGAATTGAATCGGAATCACGTCCTTGGTATGGAATAGTTTTGTTGCTGCAAGAGACCATTCCAAATTTATTTTATTGTCAGAACCACTTTATTGGCCAGGCGCTCTCCCAACTGAGCTACATTGGCTTTCGCCT